GTATTAGATGATGTGTGTCCTTGGATACACTTGTATAAAACATTTTTCTGATAACTTTGACTTAAAGCCCAAGCAGGAGCAACTATAGTAGTAGTTGTTATCTTCTGCCAATACAAAGCCCAATCAGCACCTGTTCCTGGTTCTTTAGCTGCATCTGATGTATGACTTTGAATACATTTATATGTATCACCGTCATTTGTAACATGATTAGAATAGTTAACATAATTAGCTAACTTACCATCAATTAAAATCTCGATGTCATTAACAGAGTGAAGTGTTACTTCTTTCCTTGTTCCGTTCTTAGAGTAAATAGCCATGCCCTCTTTAAACAAGAAGCTATTCCTAAACCTCATATAAGTAACATCAGTATAATTACTTCCGTCAAAGCTTTGGGGTGTTGTGCTACTTAGCTTAGTATAGGTTATAGTTTGTACATAATTAGTACTGCTGCTTTGTATTCTACCGTCTAACAATAAAGCATAGTCTGTATCTGTCTCGGCTAGTCCATTCTCCATTGGTATCTTTTCTAAGTAAGTACCGTCACTATCTGTTGTGATGATATGCAAAGTAGATTCAATAAAGTGAAAACTTCTAACCTCTCTAGTAAAAGTAAAGGACATCCATGAACTCTGGATCTTCTCTCGACCTTGCCAAAAGTACTTATATACAAACAACTTCTTATAATCTTGGTCAGTCTGTACAATAATCATGTTCTCTGATGCACTACCTGCCATCCTGACTATATTAGAAGGGATGTACTTATTGATTTGTTCTGTTATCTCAGCTGCTCCGTAAGTCTCTGTGTTGTTATCAACAGTGTACTCTAACAATCCTTCAAAGCTATTCCTTTTAAAGTTAAAGTATATGTGACTACTTAGTGCTAACGGTCTAATACTTTCTGATACATCGTACTCAGTAACTGGAGAGATAGTAACAGTCTTTGGAGTTAACAAGTCTGCACCTCTTAACACAAACTGTGTCTTCGCAGAGAATAACATTAGCTTCTCTTGGAACGCTTGTGCGTATTTAAGTAAGCTAATCTTAGTGTGTGATATTCCTACATCTATAGGAGCAGAGTCAAGTAACGATTGTGTTGTGGTCCTGAAGAAATTAAAGTATTCATCTGCTTCAGAGAACACTACAGAATCATCTGTCAATACTCCTAACCTGTTCTTAAAGAAGAAGATATCATTGATCTTATTACCTTTAAAAGAAGGAAGAGGGTTACTGTTGTCATCTCCTGAATCTCTACCTTCCCAATCAACAACTTTTAAAGTAAAGCTTGTTATCTTACCTGTAGTTTGGTCAGGGATTAGTCTAACAGGCATTGTATCTTGGTCTAAGGCATTATCAATATATTGACTAGCACCTGTAGCAGAGCCGTCTTGCGTCCACCCTACTGTTTCTATCCAACTACCTTCCCCGAAGTCTTCGTTATCTTTAGTCTTAAACTTAACATAGTAATCATCTTGCTCTAGCTCTGCATCTCCTATGACCTTAATCCTAAAACCATTATAACAACTAGCTGGTAAATCTGTAATGCTATCTACTTCTTTATAAATAGCACTTAGTCCTTGATTAGCTAGTCCATCAGTAACTCTTATTTGAAAATCTTTATCTAAAGCGTTCGTTACTTTGATTACACTTCCTTGACGCTCAATAGAAAAAGGAGTACTAGCAATTGTCGTATATATCCAATTAGCTGTGTTAGCAGGGGTTGTTACTCTCGATACATAGTCAGGGTACACTGAGACATCAAGCCATTTTCTACCTGATACGTTAAACTGACTACTGTACATTAGTTCAACTAGAGTAACCTGTAAATCAGCGGATGCTATAACACCTGCCGATGCAAAGTTAGCTCCTATGTGTGTCAAATTAACTCCAGTTATCGTACCGTTGGAATCTATAACAGCTTCTCCTTTTGCAGTCTCTGCTGGACCTGACAACCCTGCTGATTGATTAATAGTTACTTCTACTTTGTAATCAGTTACATGACTATTAACAGGCTTAAGATAACCCCCTCCTCCGTTAGGAGAGCTAATTGAAACTGTACTCATCACATTAACAGTACTTGAAGGAAACCTAGTGTTTAAACAAGTTTCTAAATCTTTAGCGATGTACTCTGTATCTGCGTGTTTTCCAGGGTTTCCTCCTCCAGTACTAGGTCCGCTTATGTAAGTGGAAGGAGATGCTCCTGCTATATGAGTATATTCGTGATGATTATCTAAACTAGGATCAACAGGAACTAAAGCTCCGTCTATATAAATACTGTACCCTTTTTCGTAGTCTCCTAGTTTAACAAATATTAAAGCTTCCTTTTCTAAAGGTTCTTGTAGCACTGATAGAGCACCTACCGTCTTAGTCTTATTAACAATAAAGGTAGAGTCTGCTATGGTTAAAGCTGTAAGGTCTTTAAGAGGATTACCAGCAGAAGAAACAGAGACGTAAGTACCAGCGGTAGCATCTTCAATAGTAATAGTCATATCACCAGCACTAATGTTATCTACAGTTAAGTCTCTCGCTTTTAATCCGTTGACAGAGTCATACGTAATAACATATTGATTCTGTTCATCTCTATCTACATAGTGACTAAATAAATTAGAGCTAATATTAGCACCTAATCCAGTATCATAAGAAAACCTAGAGTTAGGTCTTTTAACAAGTCCCTCTACTACAGTTGACCAAGCATTTATCTGCTCATCACACTGTCCAGGGTATCTTAAATTGTCAGGTTGTTGTGATACACCTTGGGCAAGGTTAGGAATACTGGTGTTAAGCAGTGGCATCTTTACCTGTCAATTACTCTTAGTACGCTGTAGTTGTCAAAGATAGTTCTGTCTGCATTCTCAGAGTCACTTTCAATAGCTCTAGCTTTCGCTTCGATCTCATCTCTTAAAGCAAACCCTTCTATCTCTCGACTGCCTAAGAACCTAGCAGCAAAGATGCGAGCTGATTTAACAGCTATGTAATGTCTAAATTGTTCAGGTAGTTCTTCAAACTCTAACTCAAAAGTAATAATAGCTTTTAAGTCTTTAGTCCAAGTATCCCTGTGGTTTTTTCTATCGTATAGCTTAGTACCTCTTTGTACAGGATCAGTGTCCGTGTTTAACTCAGGGTCTAAGTCTACTTTTAAAATGTTTGCAGGTAATGTAATCCGACTTGTAACAGAATCAGGAACAAGTGGGTAATCGTATTCTGTATTGAAATGCCATCCTTCTGATTGGATAGCTTTACTTGTTTCTTCTAACGCATGGACTGCTTGTGTAACGGTTACAGGAACACTAGTTCCACTTAAAGTATTAACAGGTGATTCTCCTATTACAGAGATCATAATGTTTACCGCTTCCAGTTTAGTTGTCAGTGCCATAGCTTGTAAATAAAAATATCAGTGAAGGGAAGGGATTCCGCTACGCAGTCCCCCTCCCCAACACCGAAGAGAGAACTATTTCTGCAATTCAATAGCACACTCAGGACGGAGAACTCCGTGACCCATAGCATACTTTGCAACAAAAAGTGTTCCTTGACGCTCGATTTGATACTCGCTTTCAGTAGCAAGATCAAGAAGCTTCACAGTTCCGACAGCAGCAGAATGAGAAACAACACCAAGAGTATTAGTGAAGTTACCATTATACCCAGCACCACCGCCTCCGAATACATCATTGCTAGATGCACCATCTCCAGTAGTAACAGCTGATAAATCAGTTGAAGGAATGTGATTAGATTTGTAGATAGTGATACCAGCTACTTGTGGGATTGATCCAGAAGCAATGCTACCTACTCCTCCTACGTCTTTATTGACAGCAGAAGTAGAAATAGCCAACGCACCTGCACCACCTGTAATGAGCTTGTAATACTCCTGCGGACGAAGGACTGCAAAACGACCGTCACTAGGAACGTCATTTTCGTCAAGCTTCTGAGCAGCAGTGAATAAAGCAGCTACAAGTTCTGCACCAGTAGGATCAGTATTATCAGCATCATCAGTTGAATCAGCTCCGTCTCCCATTGCATTAGCAGAAACATCAAGAATACCACCAACTTTACCACCAGTAACAGCAGCAGATGTACGAGCAGCAGCGATAAAGGTTTTAGCTAGAGCAGTATCAAAACGAACTGCAAGTGCTTTACCTAACTCATTCGCGTAAACGGAACGAATATCGTAGTGATTCTTAACGTCATCAATGTTAGCCAAGAAAGTAGAAGCAAGTAACATCTTATCGATGGTGATTACTTTCTCTGCCTTTTTGATGTCACTCAAGTATGAGTTTCCACCGTCAGCGATGTTTTCGCCAGGTGTGTGGTAAGAAGCAGAAGCTACACCAGTAACTGGGAACTGAGCTGATTTACCGTTTTCGATTGTGCGGACAGTGTGTAAAGGTTTGAAGATGTTCGACTCCTCAAAAGTTTGTAAGATTTCTCCACTGAACTTCTTAAGAAACAAAGCATCTGTTGCACCAGCACTATTAATCTGTCCCACACGTGAGGGGGATGTATCTCCATTAGCCATAATATATGTTTGTTGTAATTGTTATTATTATTAGTATTTGTTTTTCGACTTTCGTTTGAACCTTTGATCGAGATTGTCCACCGCAGTGGGTCTTAACATTAGTACTACTAATTGTCTGTTAAAGTAAATTAAGTA